ATGATTTCAGTAATTGCTCCAGTTGTAGCATTCTTACTTACTGTTTTAACTGTACTTTCAGATCTTATAGGACCCGAAAAAGTTGTGTTTGCCATAATATTCCTCCTAGAATATTTGAATATAGTCCCTAGGGGCATGTCGACTATACGCGTCTATATTCATTTTATTTTTTATGTATAGTGTTGCAAAGATACAACAAATTTATATGAAGTGCAAGAGAGCCTGTAAAGAAAATACGATTTCTGTGATGTAGCTTTTTATTAAGTAGCTACTGAAACTTTGGGGGCAGCGTCTTCTATTTTGTTAGTGCTGTGTGCTAATTCTGCTTCTCTCATTTTAATATCAGCAATCACTTCTCTAACTTTATGGTCAATCTTAACCATATTGAGAGTATATCTACCCTCTTTAAGATGCTCCTGTTCCCAGTTCAACTCCAAGGACCTCTTTTGTTTGTATAGGTCTTGTAAGTTCATCATCTTTGACCTCCTCAAAAGTCAACCATTTAAGTCTCCGATCATAAAAATCAGAGTTCTCCCAATTAATATCATTTTTTCCTAGTTTGTCAAGGATAGCATTTTCTAGTCCTTGCGAACTATTCTCAGCTTCAACTGTAAATTCAGTTATGTAGCCATATGCAGTGATTTTAATTAAGAATTTTTTCATGGTTTTTAGATGTTGCAAAAAAAATGAGGCGAGATTGTGGCCCCGCCTCATTAATTAATTATTTAGATTACGCTCCTGGTGATCCGAAAATACCTCTAGGGTCTGAGAATCCAAATGAATATCTCTCTCTAGCTTTGTATTTAACGTTGCCAGTTTCGAAGTCGCCTTCCATCGAAGTTTTAACTGGTGATCTAACGAACATTTTTAATCCATTAGGTACATCAGTTTTGATGAAAAACGCATCTGTGTCAGTTAAGTAGTGGTTAACTACATAGCCTTGTGGGATCATTCCCATGTTAGCTACTGCGTTAATGTCATTGTCAGCCGTTCCAGTTCTGCCTTGAGACTTCATCAGTCTTTCAGCTGTGAATTGAAGCGCAGAAGGAATTATCATTTTAACTCCTTTAGCTGCAATTTTTAACCCTCTGTCATCAGTCATCGCTGCGATGTCAATTAAAGACTGCTCTAACGATGTTTCGTTAAGATCAGCTGAAGTAGAAAGTTCGTTTTTGAACGTTCCACCAGTAATTGGGTGAACAGCAGAACATAGTTCTACTCCGTCACCACCTGTGAAAGATGAGTCAAACGCATTGTTTAACACATTTGCTCCTTTAACTTGTTTAGCGTTAGCCATAGATCTAGCTAATGCTTTTGTATATCTAGACGCAAGTCTGTCATACAAATTATCTTCAATCGCTTCTTCAGTGATTGAGAATGCTAAAGCAAGTGTTTCGTGAGTGTATCTAGCAGTAAAAGATTCAGTAGCTGAATCAAAGTTTACGCTTGAACCTTCAGGTTTTACTGAAGCGTTTGCGAAACCAGATAACATTACTTCTTCTTCAAAAGCTCTGTCAGAATTTTCTACATCGAAAATTTGAAGATGCTCATCTGCGTAGTTTTTATATTCCAGGCCGAATAGTGCATTCAATCCTGGCTCTAGTTCTATAATATTATACTCCTATTCTATTATACGCCTGTTGTTAGTTTAAAGATATGTTCACCAGTATTGAAAACGACATATGCGTTTGCATTTGCTGAACTCGTATCACTGTTATCAGGATCTTTTGAGATTCCGATTTGTTTGAATCCACCTGATGTTCCAGAAGTTGATGTATCAATCTCTGAAGTTGAAATGCCAGTAGCGTCAGTTCCGCCTGTACCGACAAAATCAAAACCAGAATTGTTCATCGCTGCTGTTCCTGTTCCATCATGTTGAGCTTCAAACACAGTGTAAGGGTCAACGTGTACTGTTGCCTTAAGATCAGAAGCATTAGTGCTTGCTGCATAAAAAGGCTTGAACGTTGGTTTACTTGTTGTGGGATCAGTATAAAACACACCAGCAAAAACACCCGCTTGTTGAGTGTCTCCAGCTGCTGCAGCTTCAATACCGCCACCCGCTACTGCTTCAACTACTTGACCAGTGTATATTGCTGTTCCGTAGTTTGCCGCTATAGCGTATTCTTCCGTTCTTAGTTCTCCACCGACAAGTGATCTTACCGGTCTAAAACCGAACGCTGCGTCTTTGTTTGCCATAGTTTTATCCTTATTCTGTTTATGGTTTTACCCATAAACGGGTTAATGTTAATTCGTTGGTAGGGATTAACCCGAGAATCGTTAAAAAATTAACTTTTCTTTGTACCACCGAAGGTTACACGAGTCTGTCTATCATTATTGATAGGCATACTTGGATGCTGTTCCTTCATGAGATCGTTGTTTATTGCGTCGTTTTTATCTTGCGTTTGTTTTGCAAAATATTCTTGTCTCGACTTTGCAATCTCTTCTGGTATCCTTGCCAGCAAAAGGCCGCCAACTCCGATTACTCCCTGATATTTTCCAGTTTGTATAGTTGGATAATCAGTATCAGGATATTGATCAGCTCTTACTAATTCAAATCCAGATCTAATTTTAGCTGACATATTTGATGAATCATCAAATCCCATACTCTCAGCTCTTAACCATCTGTGTCTATACCCATCTGGTGCAGGGGGTGCATCTAAAGATGATGGTGGAGTCCAAACTTTTTTCTTCTCTTCTTTAACTCTTGTTTGGCTCGCACGGGAAGTTCTTGTTTCTGTTTGTTTTTTCATATGCCTATACCTCCTTCGTGATATTTAATTGTTTCGCATATTCTTCTAGTGGCACACCTAATTTTTTAGCGATTGTGACTTGTGACGGTGTGAGTCTCACAGTTTTGCGACCTGGATTTACACTTCGCTTCGCTGAAGCGACTACTTGTGTAGGTTTGGTCGTAACCTTAACCTCTTGTTTATCAAATTTATGCGGAAAGTCAATACGCATTCTTTTATCTATTTCTGCATAATATTCATCTGTAGAGGGATCCATGCCCTCTTGTTCTGTTAATGTTTTATGTAAATCAAACGCTGTGTATGTCATAGCGTTATCTTTACCAAACCAAGGGTTCTTTTCAGCCCATTCTTCAGCTCTAGGGTCATATTTAGCGTTTTGTGGAGCTAATGCTTGTTCTAAAGTTTGGGGTTGTTCAACTGGTTTTTTAACTTCAGCTGCTGCTTTTTTCTTTAAAGACTGAACTCTAGCTTCTTCAACACCTAATCTAGCAATTTGTTTTTGTGCTTCTATTTCAGCTTTAATATCTCCAGCTTCTCTTGCTGTTGCAAGTTTAGCTTCTGCTGCTTGCAAACCGGATATAACTCTACCTTCCATAGCGCTAACATAACTTGGTTCTAATGATGAAACTTTATTTTGTAAAGTTTTATGTTCAGCTTGAATTCCTTTTGCGTATTCTAAAGCAGCTTCTTTTTGTCTTTCTGCTTCACGCATTTTTTTAGTTAACTTAGCAATTCTTTTCTTAACACCTTCGCTATAGTCTTCTAATTCTTTTTTATCTTCAGGACTTTTATCTTCTTGAACTTTAACTTCTTTTTCTTCTTTAACAGGCTCTTCTTTTTTTTCTTCAGGTTGAGGCTCTTCTGTTTTAACTTCTTCAATAATAGGTTTACTAGAATCAATAGTTTCTTCAGCTTTAACCTCTTCTTCCTTTTTTTCTTCTGGTAATGTTACATCAACTTCAGGTCCTGAATTGTCAATGTCTACCATTTCATTTGTTTCGTATTTTTTTGTTTCTGGCATAGTTTCTCCTTATGGTTATATGTTGTGAAGCACGGACTCAGGATTTTCTATGGTTCCTAAAACTTCGTCGTCATTTAACAAACGAACTTCTCCGCCTTCGATGGGTAATCTTGATCCTGCGTATCTTGCAAAAATAACCCACTGTCCTTTTTTGCACCACGGTCCCGTCGGAAATTTTTCTTTGTCATGATAGGCCAACGGTCCTAACTTGATTACATAACCACAGTTTGTGGCTATACGTAATTTTTCTAATGATTCTTGTGCTATAATTATACCACCTTTAGTTTTTTCTTTTGGTGTAAAAGGTAAAACTAAAAGTC